TAAAGAAAATTTAAAAACGTATTTGGATTATTATAGAATTTTAACAGATGCAATAAACATTAAAGATGCATTTATAATTAATATTGGAATCAATTTTGAAATTTCAGTATTACCAAATTTTAATAGCAATGTAGTTAAACTTCGTTGTATCGATGAACTTAAAAAACTATTTAATGTGGATCGTTGGCAAATAAACCAACCTATTATAAAATCTGATGCTTTGACTACATTAGCTAATGTTCCCGGAGTACAGTCCGTAATCGGAGTTGAATTTAAAAATTTATATAAAACTAGTGACGGCTATTCTGGAAATGTTTATGATTTAAATACAGCTACGAGAAATGGAGTAATTTATCCGTCTTTAGACCCTAGTATTTTTGAAGTTAGATTTCCAAATCAAGATATACGCGGTAAAGTAACTGCTTTTTAAAGGATATAATAAATGTTTAGAATATTTTACGCACAACAAGATGCTACTTTATATGAATCGGCTCCTAACTATAATACAGGAATTGACGAAATATTAGAAATTGGTAAACGATTAGATACCGATGGCGAAACTTTATTAAAATCTAGATCTGTCGTAAAATTTGATATGGCAGAAATTTCTGCATCATTATCTAAATATGGAAAAACAGTTAATAATTGTAAATTTGTTTTACAATTGTTTACGTCACATGCAAAAAATTTACCATCAGAATATTCTATATATGCAAAATTAGTTGGCCAAAATTGGATAAATGGTACTGGTTTTCAATCAGGAGCAACAACGGATGGTATAAGTTGGAATTATCCGATATCTGCTAGTTCTTGGTATTCTAGTAGTCAAAACATACAAATTGGTTCTAGCACATTATATGTAGCCGGAATTGGTGAAGGTGGTAGTTACATGTATCAATCAGCATCCGGCGGATCCACTGCAGGATTAATTACTTCTGAATCTTTTTCTTATCGGCCATCTGATATTAATATGGATGTTACAAATGCTGTAAAAGTATGGTTAAGTGGCAGTGGTGGTGCAACTATACCTAATTACGGATTTTTATTGCAATATTCGGATCCGGACGAAGCAGATAGTGCTGTAAAAGGATATATACGTTTCTTTAGTAGAGACACTCATACTATATATGTTCCTAGAATAACAATGTATTGGGATGACACTACATTTACAACGGGTTCGATGACATCGGTTAATACTGAGTCATATACAACATATACTCGCGTTAAACCTACTTATAAAGATACTGAAATTGCAAAAATAAGAATTTTTGCGAGAGACAAATATCCACAAAAATCACCAACAAATGTATTTCCAATAGAAACTGTAAAATATTTACCTCAAACTACTTATTACACAGTTATTGATGCGTTAACAGAAGAAACCATAATTCCGTACGATGATATTTATAGTAAATTGAGTTGTGATTCAACAAGTAATTTTATATATTTAGATTTAAACGGTTTAATGCCAGAACGGTATTATCGTTTAGAATTAAAAATTAAAGATGGCATTGTTGAAGATTACATCACAGATCAAATTTACTTTAAAGTGATTCGATAATGGCAGAAACGACGCGACAATTTGATACGGTTAATTTACGAAAAAATGCAAAGTATTTAAAAAATGGATTAACTGTTACTTCTGATAATGTTAGCATTCATCCTCGCGATGCAGCTGGCAATATCACGTTACAAGAAGCATCCGAAACTAATCCGTTATTAATTATCGAACCGACAGTTTCTAATATTTTTAACAATTCCATGTTAAAAATTTTAAATACTCGTTTTGAATATTTTAAATTTCCTGTTACTACAACTGTTAGCTCAGTTACATTAGACTTTGATATAGTTGCAATAACAGATTCTGTTACGGATTTAGCTTATTCTAGATTTAAACCTGCAGATAATCAATCTATTCCAGTAACAACATTTCCTGGCGGATTAGAATTTAGTGAAGTAGTCGATGGACAACCACAAATCAATACTAATGCGTATTATGTAACTAAAGAAATAAAAAATTCTGGAACAGATTTACGATTTAGAATTAAAATTAATCATAGATACACAGGCGCCGATCAATACGGATCTGCATATTTTACAATTATAAAAAATGGACCAGATACCGAAGGATTAAATCGAGCATTCAAAGGCCCATTTGCTAATTTTCCCGCAGATGGTCATTTAGGAACAGATGGCTTTGGTTTAATACGCGACACCGAAACTCAGACATTAATAATTGATGAAGTTATTCCAAATTCTCAATTTGAAATCGGAGACACATTTGGAATTGGTGCTTTTTCGGGACAAGATACGCATACTATAATCGCAGATCAAACATATTGGGTAATTACAGATGCATCTAAAAATGTTGATTTATGGAATCAAACAATTGAATAAATATGTTAACGCAGTATAAAAATATCGATGAAATAAAGAATGCGGTTCGGTCATTATCCGGAGAACGTATTGCAAATCGTAAACTTCAATTTGCTAGTTACGATATAAATGAAACTGTACGTTTAAATACGGATATAACTACGCAAACAGATGCATCTCGAATTGAAATGCATGTTTATTCCGACGATGTATGGATTACCGGTACACATAAAATTGGCATAAAAAATAGCATACCAGAATATCGCGATAAAATTACCAATCAATTAATTACGTTTGGCGCACAGCCAGTTGCAATCGATGTATATGATGAATTTTCTAAATTAAATTTAACTGCCGGCACATTTAGAATTGCAGTTAATTTCTTTAAAAATTTAATTGGAAATTTTGAACGACAACATTTAAGAATTGATGAAATATCGCCAGATCGTACGGAAATACGTTTACGTGCAATTGATGCCGAAGATTCTGAATTTTTACAACAAATAACAAATTATATCGATACGGTTAATCAAACGGCTAATGGAGTATCGTATAAATCTTATTTGTTAAATTTTAGCAGAAATCAATGTTTTGTTTTTGTTAATAGTGTCGTTGTTGGCGAATATTTGTACGTAAAATTATACGAACCATTACCAGCTAATATAGAAACGGATTTTAAATGTTGGGTAGTAGAAGAACAAAAATCGTCATATATTGATAGAATTTCTATCTTACCTGCAGTTTCTCGACCGCAATACAATCAGTTATCGAATCCAAATTGGTATGCAAATGCAGATTATAATATTTCGTCTGGAACTAATTTTGATTCGTGGAATGAATTATTAGGATCATCCGTACAAACATCTCAACAAATTGTAGATGCATATTTTTCTGGAAGTTTATCTGGAGTTAAATTAAATATAGATTTTTCAGATTTTAATAATTTTATTTTTTATAGTTCTGCAACAGAACGTTTAGAAAATTTTAAATACAAATTAGAATTACTAGAATATTATAACGCACAAAGTACGGCATTATCATTTATCTCTGGCTCTACGGCAACAACAAATGCTGCAGATTATACAGATAGAACAACCGCATTAATTAGTGGGTTCGATGCATTTGAAAAGTTTTTATACTATGAATCATCATCTAAATTAACTACATATGACATTGCATTAGAATCGCCTACAGTACCGGAAGTTACTGGTAGTTATATTGCACCGGTACCAAAATCTAATGCAACAAAACCATATTCAATATATCCAATAACTAGTTCTCAATTTCAATCTTGGTATTCTGCGGTTTATTCTAGCGCTAGTTTGTATGATAACAGAAATATTCATTCTTTAATAAAAGCGGTACCGGAATTTATTAGATTTGATTCTGGCAATGAAAATTTATCTACATTCGTTAACATGTTAGGTCATCATTACGATATACTTTATACGTATATTAATCACATGACCAAAATACATAATCGCGAAGAAAACCCTAAATTAGGTATGCCAAATGAATTGTTATATTCTGTAGCAAAACAATTTGGATGGAACTTAACAGACGGTAATCAGTATCAAGATTTATGGGGATATGTTTTAGGTACCAATGAAGTGGGAGTTCCATCAACCGGTTCTAATACAGTTGGAGATCCTAGCGTTCCGGGACGTGATATGACATACACAGTATGGCGTCGCATCATAAATAACTTGCCGTTGTTGTTAAAATCTAAAGGAACTAAACGAAGTGTACAAGCATTGCTTTCTTGTTATGGAATTCCACAGTCTTTGATAACAATTAAAGAATATGGCGGACCTAGACTTAATAGGGCACCTGTATATGAAAAATTAAATTTCGATTATGCTTTAGATTTAATTAATAATACAGCTGGAATTGTAAAAATTATATATACTACTACTCCAACTGACATAGAATTTCGTTTTCGTACGGACAACGTAATTACCAATCCTACGATACCGTCTACAATGGAATTATTTGATGTTAATGGCGGTCAAATGTACGCTACTATAGATTTTGTATCAGGAACTAAAGGTACTATTTCATTAAATGGTAATGTATCGGCGCCGAT